AATTGGTAACGTAGAAGATTGGGACAAGAACCCTGACAAAAAAAGAATAGAAGAATCAGGTATTAAAAATTTACCTTACGAATTATTAATTTTAGGATCTAATTTACAATTAGACGGCCAAAGTAGAATGGGTCTTCTGTATGTTCGTGATGCATTTTGGGAAGAAGGCAGAGATCCGGTTGAGTTACAAGGCTATGAGTGTGCTGAATGTGTGTTTTCTATTGCAGATGATGGAAAACAAATTGGTTTTATGGACCACATGGGTGGTTGGCATTGCCGTATATCAGGAGACGGTGGTAAAACTTATTTATTTAGAGACAGTCAATATAATGATGGTGATCCTCATTATCAATTTATTGATAAGAGTTGGAATGAAGCTTGGTCTAAATTACAATGGAAAGGTAGATAAGTGACTGTTAGAAAAATATTGGGTCCTCCAGGTACAGGTAAGACAACAAAGTTATTAAAATATGTTAAAACATTTTTAAAACTAGGGACACCTCTTGAGAAGATAGGATACTTTGCATTCACAAAGAAAGCTGCAGGTGAAGCGGTAGATAGAATGTTGGATTATCATACAGCGTTTGAGAAAAAAGATTTAAAACATTTTAGAACGTTACACTCATTGGCTTTTACACAATTAGGTATGAAGAAAAGTAATGTGATGCAGGACGAACACTACCAGGACATAGGTCGTAAACTAGGAATAGAAGTTACAGTTTATTCTAATGGAGAAGAGAAGACAGGATTTGTGGACTCTGATAGCGAATACTTTAATATTATTAATGCAGCTAGGATCAAGAACGTAACTATAGAAGAAGAGTACAATACAGATATGTACTCAGAAGATATTGATAAACACCAATTACAAATTTTAAAAGATGAAGTAGATAATTATAAACAGGCCTACGGCTTGGTAGACTTCACAGACATGATCGAAAAATTTAATGTGGCGGAATTGTGTCCGAAATATGATGTAATATTTATAGATGAAGCACAAGATTTATCGCCAATACAGTGGAAAATGTACGATATACTGAAGAAAAACTCTAAACATGTTATATTAGCCGGTGATGATGATCAAGCTATTTATGGTTGGGCCGGTGCAGATGTGCAACGATTTCAGGACGAGCCTGCAAAAAACATAATCTTGCCACAATCTTACAGAGTACCACAACAAGTACAATTTATTGCTGATCAGATATTAAGTCGAATACCAGATGATAGACGTATTAGAAAACTATGGGCACCGCGTCCGGAATCAGGGACCGTGGAACATATAACAACCATCGAAGACGCACCTTTACATGAAGGTGATTGGTTGGTGTTAGCCAGAACAAATGACAAATTAAATAGATTAAAGTCTACTCTAAAAGATATGGCGATTTACTTTGAAATAAAAGGTAGAAAGAGTTATAAAACAAGATTGTATACAGCAATAAAACATTACATCAGATGGCAAAAAGGAGATTCACTATCTCTTTCTGAAGTAAAAGATGTTTTAGAACAGACAGGACAAAATCCAGATCCATTTCCTACAGAAGAAAAAATGTATGACTTAGCAGAGTTTGATTTAGATAAATCAAATGAGTGGTACGAAGTATTTACACAAGACTATGAAGAATGTTTGTACATCCGAGAAATGTTACGGAGTGAAGAACAGTTATCTAAACCTGCAAGAGTAAGACTATCTACAATACATGCAGCTAAAGGTGGTGAGGCCACAAACGTTTTATTAATTTTAGATAATACAAAAAAAATAAGAGACGCCGTAGATAAAAGTGTGGACAAGCACGATGAAGAACACAGAGTTTGGTACGTCGGCGTTACACGTACTAAACAAAATTTATATATACTAACAGCTAAACAGGAGGACAAAGGTTATGACATCGAAAGTTTGGGATAAGCAACACGGAGGATCCCATTACCAAAAATTTAAAATTCAACCAAGTAAGTTTGTAGTGGAGAATGAGCTTTTATTTCCTGAAGGATGTGCTATAAAATATATATGTCGTCACCGGCTGAAAGGAAAGAAACAAGACTTGGATAAAGCAATACATTTTATAGAAATGATAATCGAAAGGGACTATGGAACCAAATAATCATATACCAGCCTACATGGGTTTGTTTACTTGTTTATTAATTCTTTGTTATTTAATAATATGAAAATACCTACATTTAGCGCACAAACAGAATGGGTAATACCCACAGAATTTCCTGACCTGAGACAGGTTGACGAAATTGCAATTGACTTAGAAACAAGAGACCCGGACTTAATTAAAAGAGGATCTGGATCTATAATAGGTAATGGAGAAGTTATAGGAATTGCTGTAGCTACCGCACATTACAAAGGATACTTTCCTATTGCACACGAAGGTGGTGGCAACATGGATCGTAAAAAAGTTTTAGAATGGTTTCAAGATATTCTTAAAACAGATTCTACAAAAATATTTCACAATGCAATGTACGATGTGTGTTGGATTAGAGCTATGGGTTTAACAATCAATGGTATGATTGTTGATACAATGATAGCTGCAGCCGTGACTGATGAAAATAGATTTAGATATGATCTTAATAGTTTGTCCTGGAAGTATTTAGGTTTTGGTAAGAACGAAGCAGCACTTGCAGAAGCAGCTGCTGAGTGGGGTATAGATCCAAAATCAGAAATGTATAAATTACCATCACTAAATGTTGGTACTTATGCTGAACGAGATGCAGAAGCAACATATGGTCTGTGGCAGGAAATGAAAAAAGAAATTATTTCACAAGACCTTCAATCAATTATGGAATTAGAAACAGATTTATTTCCTTGTCTTGTTGACATGCGATTTAAAGGCGTGAGAGTGGATGTGGAAAAAGCACACGAGCTTAAAAAAACGTTGATAGGTGAGGAAAATTTACTGTTGAATGAAATTGAAAAAGAAACAAATGTACGTCCACAGATATGGGCGGCAAGTAGTATAGCAGATGTATTTGAAAACTTAAAGATACCATTTGAGAGAACAGAAAAAACACAGGCTCCATCTTTTACAAAAAACTTTTTACAAGAACATAAACATCCTGTTGTTAATATGATTGCAAAAGCAAGAGAAGTTAATAAGGCCCACACAACATTTATAGACTCTATTTTAAGATACGAACATAAAGGTAGAATCCATGCAGAGATAAACCAATTAAGAAATGCAGGTGGTGGCACAGTAACTGGAAGATTCTCATATCAGAATCCTAATCTACAACAGATTCCAGCACGTAATAAAGACTTAGGTCCTAAGATAAGATCATTATTTATACCTGAGGAAGGCCATACATGGGGTTGTTTTGACTATTCTCAGCAAGAGCCTAGACTGGTGGTACATTACGCAGCATTATATAAATTACCGTCAGTTTATGATGTAGTTGATTCTTATGAATCAGATCCTAACGCAGACTTTCACCAGACTGTAGCAGACATGGCAGAGATACCTAGAACACAAGCTAAGACAATTAACTTAGGATTGTTTTATGGTATGGGTAAAGCTAAACTTCAGGCAGAGTTGGGTGTTAGTAAAGACAAAGCTGCAGAATTATTTAACACATATCACGCGAAGGTACCTTTCGTTAAACAACTTATGGATAAAGCATCTAATAGAGCGCAAGACAGAGGTCAGATAAGAACTTTACTTGGCAGACTATGTAGGTTTCATCTATGGGAACCAAACAGTTTTGGTATGCACAAAGCAATGAGTCATGAAGATGCGTTAGCGGAACATGGACCAGGGATCAAGAGAGCATACACATACAAAGCATTAAATAAATTAATACAAGGTAGTGCAGCTGACATGACAAAAAAATCTATGTTAGAATTATACAAAGAAGGAATTGTCGCACATATACAAATACATGATGAGTTATGTCTATCGATAGAAAGCGATGAACAAGCTAAAAAAATTGTTGAGATAATGGAGGGTGCGGTTTCTCTTGAAGTTCCAAACAAAGTAGATTATGAGCATGGTAAAAACTGGGGAAGTATAAATGACTAATGGCTTATCTTAATGCAAACATACCTGTAATAGAGTGTTACGTCAGAGGTAACTACTTAAGAGATCAAAAAGATTCGCACGATAAATATTTTACGTGCACAATATTTGGTTTTAGTTCTATCCCAAACTCAGTACCGTTGTTTCATTTTATGATGGAAGATGGCGGCATATGGTGGCGAGCACCTATCTCAGCTTTTTGTAAGAAACCCAATGTAAAAGAACTACCATTAGATGAATTAATGATGTGGGATTGTTTTAGTTATAATGTAGCTGTCACAACTTTTTATGAATTAGCTGGATCCAAAATGAAATATATCTCACGACGTAAAAAACATAGAGAAGGAACATACTTATTTACTATTGATTGGTGCGGTGGAGACTTTAATGAATTAAATTTTGGTTATTCAGAAAAACCTGATCAACATAAATGTGGCCATGTAATTGAATTAGATGATGGAAACTATGCAATACAGCCCAATAATAGGCTAAGAGTCTTTGATCCATCAATGGGTAATGACCCATCAAAAACCTTGATTAACAGGCTAGTAACTAGTAAAACATGGTCAGTCGAAAAAACATCTAAATGGATAACAGATGAGCATGAAGAAGGCTCATATGATTATCAGCTTAGAGAATTGGAGGAAAACGATGATAAATAAATACAAAGATAAATTTATGGTCTGGCAATTACACTACAGAACAGAGATAATCTGTGCTGCAGTCGGTTTTGTGTTAGGGGCTATTATATTCTAGTTATGATAACGGAGGGGCCGGAAATGAATTATTATTTCACAGGAATATTAATTACATTACTTGTCCTAATGGCTCTTTTTATGCAGCCGGGGTACGGTACCTAAATGATGGAAAAAATTTTAACTTTATTAGTCGGACTCCTGATTGCATTAGGAGGCTGGAGTCTATCTAGAACATTTGAATTATCTACAACTCAAGCAGTCCTTGAAAATCAAATTGATCAATTAGAATTTAGAGTACAGATGTTAGACGAGAAGATGGACAAGATGGTCGACTCTGATGAAGAGATCATGGACCAACATAAAAAATTATTTGAAAAATTAGAATCAGGAAACACAGGATATACATATAACTAATGATTGATAAATATATTTTAAAATTTTGTGGTCTTTTAGACAATACGTGTGAATGGATAGCTAACAAACTAGCCGGACCACGTTGTCAATGTAAAAAGAAAAAGAATTCTAAAAGAACTTATAAAAAAGAAAAAGATCACGGTACAGACATAAGTTTTGAGAATGAGGTAAACAATGGCAGATAAACCTTTAAATATATCAGAATCAGCGGCTGTACAGATGCCGATGAAAACGGTTGCTAGTCTAATTATTCTCGTCGGAATGGGCGTGCTCGGTTATACGGAGCTCACTTCAAGATTAGTATCGTTAGAGACATCAAGAGAATTATTTCAAAATGACTTGCTTAAAAAAAGTGAACAAGTGCCGGTCGATCAGGAGCAGATATTTTTAATCGAGGATTTATATAAATCTGTAGAGATGATTGAAAAAAGAATTGAAGATATGATGAATAATAAAGTAAATATATCGTTTTTACAAAAACAAACCGATAAGCTTTTAGAAGATGTTGAGACTCTAAAAGATAAAGTTAGAGCAAATAAAAATGGAGGTACACATTAATGCCCGAGTTAATTATAGCCCTACTTATGATTGTCAACGGAGAAATTAAGGAACATAGAATACAGCCGTCTATGTCAGAATGCCTGAAGGGTAAGAGGGTTGCAATGCGTGATACAAAGAAAAAGGTACAGTATCAATGTATAAAATCTATGGCCGAATTAGAGAAAAATATTGATGGATCTTTGTCTATAAAAAAGCTAATACTTGAGTAATGGTAAAAATACAGGCAGAAATTGTCAACGGTAAATGTCCAACGTGTGAAGAATTTACACCATTGGTTGGCTTAACTCCTGAGCTATATAGATGTATGAATTGTGGGTCCGACCTACGACAACACGTTAATGGTAAAATAAGTTATTTACCTGTCATGACTTCGCGTACAGATGATGGCAAGCATTATGTAAAAGAGTGGAGTGAATGAAGAAAGCAAAAGGTCTTTACGCAAAAGTAGCCCACGTTCCAATCTTCCACAAAACAAGTATAGGTAGAAATCCTAGTACATGCAAAATGAACAAATCGAAAAGACGTAGCTTTAAAAAATATAAAGGCCAGGGAAGATAAGACTTGACATTATCCTAAAAAATCCTACATTGTAGGTATGAAAGAACTAATAAATTATAATATAGATTTACTGGAAGTTGCAGATAAAAAATTAAAGATGTTGATGGAGGCTGATTATAATAAAAATCATCCCGGTCCATACTTTGATGCAGTTAATAAACAACTTGATTATGTAAATATACTTAAAGAAAGGATAAAAATATTATATGAAAAAAATAACAATAGTAGGTAAAGACATAACACAAAAGCAGTGGTCTAATCTTGTATTAGAACTAAACTTAGTGAAGAAAGCATGGAAACCTTACGCAGACATCGAGCTACAGGGACCAGGGATCAAGAAAATTATTTCGTTTGGTACCAGAATAGGTGGAGAAGATGGACCTTATACTATTAAATGATGGTTTATATAGTTTAGTTCCTGTTACAAAAGAGATAACAGCAGGAATAGAACTCTTTGCTGAAATAGATTGTTTTAATCTTTGTGATATTATAAGATTAAAGCTTACGACGTATGCTGACTACCCTATTAATGCACATGTAATGAAGGATGGAAGTGGAGATTTTTTTGGCTGTATTTGTAAGTAGTTTACCAATACTATTTGCTATCTTACTGTTATGGTTATGGAATAAAGAAAAATTTTGATGATGAAAAGGACCTCCGTCCATATAACGCCTAGCGCTATTCCCTGTACGGCAACCTATGAAGCGGCAAGTACCGTGGAGGTGTGGAGCCTTTGCTCTCCTGGGAGTACGTGCACGGAAACCAGGGGGGTTGATATGAATTATGTTTCTGCTTCTTCTGGTGTATAGGGCTCACAAACAAATCTAGGGTACATTCTACCAGTATTTATTTGATCTGTAGTCACTAGATCACTATTATAAAATACTTCAAAAGACTGACCTAACCCATCTTTGATACAGCTAGAAAATGTATCATGAGATTGTTGGTAATCAAACATATCAGGCATGACCGGCAAACAGTTATTGTTCATGGCCGAACATATGTATAAAGTTAAAAAGAATTTCATTGACACCTATTGTAATGTATGAGATAAATCCCATATTATGTTAAAACAAGAAAGGAGTATATCACATGACCGATATAACTAAATATAAAAATGTATCACTGAGTCACAAAACATATGATCTCATTGATAAGATAAGAAAAGTAATACAGCCAGATACGATTCTAAGTAGATCACAAACTATAAGTATTTTAGTAAATGAGAAAGCGAGGAAACTAAATGGAAAAGTCAAAGAAAAGTAAAAAAGTAATCTGTCCAACGTGTAAAGGAAATGGATACATTAGAGTGCCTTATAAGTTGGCGAAAGAAGAGATCACCGCACAATGTGGTGTATGCGATTCGGAAGGAGAAGTGTACCCAGAAGATGTCGATGGAATTGTTGTCGATAAAGACGGGATACATAGGATACAATAATGACAGAAAAAGGACCAAACGATCTTGAACAGCAGATTGAAGAATTAAACGCTGTTAAAGTTGCTTTGTACGCAGAAGTAAAAAAATACAGAGAAGAGAACGAAGCGTTAAAGAAACAAAAAGAATACTTGCAACGGCAATGTCGTAAAGCAGGGAAAGCTATACTTACTCTTGAAGCAGAGAAGGTGGGATTTGAAAAAGATTTCGACCGTCTTCAAGAAGAGTATGATAACTATAAAGTAATGAAGGAAAACCATGACAGAAACAAAGATACCGACTCAAACTAATGAACAGGTCACCTATGGTGTTCTTAATTGGGGACCTTGTGTTTGCCAATTAAAAATCTCTGATGACTTTAAAAATAAATTACTAGCAGGTGCAGAAGAAGCTAAAAAAGAAAATTTAGATTACACACATAGACTTGCAGGAATAATTAAAGGTGAATATCAATACAAAAAGAAAGAAGATTATTTACCTGAGATTGCACAATGTTTAGGTATCTATGATGCTGCTTTTCAGAAATGGAAATCAGATCCATATGAACGTAAACCAGAGTATATGCTAACTGCATTATGGGTTAACTACATGAAACAACATGAGTTTAATCCACCTCATGATCATTCAGATCAATTATCTTTTGTAATTTTTTTAAAAATGCCAGAAGAAATAGTTAAAGAGCAGAAAGAATATAATGGTAAATCCGGTGGACCTGGAAGTTTAGCTTTTCTTTATGGAGAAGGGAATAGACAGGCTATTACCTATCAATCAATACATCCTAAAGAAAATGATATGTTTATATTTCCTGCATGGATGAAGCATTATGTGTCACCATTTTATTCTGATGTAACTAGAATATCTGTGTCAGGTAACGTTGCAGATTCTGTACAATTAAATCAAATTAAAAGACATACAGAAGCTACGATTGTAAACGCAGAGCAAATGGAAAAAAAATAAGTGCGTTGTGATAAACACATTAAGGGTGATCGAGCTGAATTGATTGCCCAGGAATTCTTTATTGAAAAAGGATTCTACGTATTTAATAATATATCTCAGCACGGTCCAGTTGACATGGCGGTGATGGATAAAGACGGAAATATTATGCTAATTGACGTTAAAGCATTGAGTTTACGAACAAAAAACGGTTGGAAAGTCAACAGAGTTCCAACCCAAAAACAGTCTAAGTTAGGTGTAGAGTTAGTGTTTGTTAATTTAGATACGAAAGAAGTATTAGATGAAGTACCTAACGCAAGATACAAAGACAACGTAGTTAATTTAAAATGGTATAAGAAATGGATAAAAAAATAAAAAATAAATTTTTTCAAAGATTCGGTACAGACATGGTTGCAGGTACAGACCATGATGGTCGAAGTATAAAAGGTAAAGGAGTTGTGCATAGACACGTTAGAGGCGCAGTGCCTCATGGCTTAAGTAAGATAGAAGAAGAGATTTGGAAACTACAACAGAAGGACAAGAAATGAAAAAGAAGTTTCAATATGATGGTAGAACAAGGCCATCTGATAATAAATACAGAGAAGGTTACGACAGAATATTTAAACAGAATCCTGTAGCTAAAGAGGTCAGGACTCCTAAGTATAAATCACAAGTAATTAATAATAAAAAGAAAGAAGATCCTTTTAGTAAAAGTGTAAAAGAATTATTAGAAGAAATGGATCAAGACGAATTAAAGGAGATTGATAAACGAAATGGCTTTTAAATTTAATAAACTATATGACTATCCACGATCAATGCGAACATTGATTGGTGGTAAACGACACTATGATATAAGAGAAGAGAAGTTGCCATCTGTGACAACGATCCTTTCTGCATGTCAGTCGGAAGAGAAGAAAGCAAGTCTTGCCGCATGGAAGGCTAAGATGGGTGCTCAGGCGGCAGATAAGGTCAGAGACGATGCAGCCGAGCGCGGTACAGCCATGCACAAGTACCTTGAACATCATATTGATGGTACAGGGCTCAAGGACCTAACACCTCTAGGTGAACAGGCCGAGAAGATGGCAAAGCAGATTATAGAATCAGGGCTCAAGGACCTGGAAGAGGTATGGGGCCAAGAAGTTACATTATACTATCCTGGATTGTATGCAGGAGCTACCGATGTTGTAGGAATCTTCGAAGGTCAACCGGCTATTATAGACTTCAAGCAATCCAATAAACCAAAGAGACGTGAATGGATTGAGGATTATTTTGAGCAGCTGGGGGCATATTGTATGGCCCACAATTATGTTTATGGTACCAAGATACAGTCTGGAGTGATTCTAATGTGCACCAAAGATTTTATGTTTCAGAAGTTTGAGGTATCTGGACGTGAGTTCGTAGGGTACCAACACGCATTCTTGAAGAAAGTAGACCAATATCATCAAAATTGTACCCAAAATATAAAGGGTCAAGATACAAAAAATGATGAAAAAGTACAGTAAATCATAGGCTAATTTCATTTGTATCCTTTGTATACTCTTTTTTTAATAAAAACAAAAAGTAAAAAAAATTTTTTTTAAAAGTGGTTACAATTGGTACAAATTCTAGAATTGTTATATACCAACACTTATTCGCTCAAATTTGTATCCTAGAGCAGGATACAATTGGATACAAAAGATACAATTTTACTAAAATGATCAAAAAAGCTAGCAATACCAACAAAATAAGGGACGCGCGCATATGATTTGCATTTTTAATTTAAAAATCCTTGAGAGAGGTGTATACCTGAGTCATGCCTAAAAAGAAGAAATCAAAATATCGACACGTTAAGATTGGTCAGAAGACTTATTACTTTTATCGGATAGAGTGGCTTGATATAACTGGTGATGCGGGGCATGCAACAGCCGAAGAATTTGATAAATTCGAAATGAGCAAAATGATAACACATGCATACATTTATAAAAAAACTTCCAAATGTATTTGGACGTTCGCGTCATATGAAGAAAGAGATGTTTCATTTTCTGATAGGAATGTTTTCCCGAAAGGGTGTATTGTTAAGTTGACTAAATTACTTATCTGATGCTATCTTAAGACGTTCTTCTTGTAAAGTTTTCAATCTTTTTATTTCGTCTAGTTTTTCTGATTTCTGCATGTCATTTAGATTGCCATGTAAATGAGTCTCAACGAATTGTCCTGTTGCTTTACCTATTAATTGTTCAAATGGTGCCGCATCTTTTATCTTTCCAGAATCTACTAATGCCTGAGATAATACTTGTTGACGTCTAACGTAATTGTTTTTTGTGACAGTAAATGCTCTGTTAACTTCATTGGATCTGTGCTGTAAATATTTTTGAATCTTTGGATTCTGCATTAATCCTGCCGCTTCTTGTGTAGCATACTTAGGGGCATAGCCAGCGTTGATAGCCGCTTCAGTTCTGGTAGTTCTACCCTCATTCATAATTAAATACTCACAGAATCTACGTTGCATTTCTGTAAGTTCAGTTGGGTACGCTGCCTTCTTTTTGACAATTTCTTGACTCATGCTTGCTTTATACATAATATCTTATATAAACACAATATATGAAAGCAAAAGAATTAAGACAATATTTGGATAAGTTTCTTAAGTCCGAAGTCGCTAAACATGCTAGAGTTCAGATTGAAATGCCTAATGGAGAAAAATTAGACGTAAAAGAAATTCAGTTGTTGCAATCTAGAATGATTGGGGATAGAGACACCCATATTTTAAATATAAAAGGTGTTAAACTCGGCGGAACTTGGAAGATGCCAAAGATAATTGGCAAGCTCTAGACCACAGAGGTATACTCCATGAAATTAGAGAAGGATTTGTGGCGTGAGCTTAAAGGAATTAAAAGTAAAATTAGTTGGACAAGGCTGGAAAATAAAGCTTTATTCGGCACTCCTGATTTATTGGGTTATGCTCCTAGTGGCAACTTTTTCACCGTTGAACTGAAGTATACATTAGTAAACAAAATACGCTTTTCACCCCACCAAATTAGCTTTCACGTGAAACATAATTTGAATACATTTATTCTTGTTGCTTGTTCCCCGGACAAGGGGAAGGTACGCTTGTACCCTGGTGCTTGGATCCTGGACCTGGTTGAGAAGGGCTTGAAGCTTGAGCCCCTGAGGGAAGGCTTGGACGCTTGCGTGCTGGAGCTTGAGAGCTTGTAAGCTTGGACCCTGCTTGAGCGCTTGCGAGCTTGCGCCTCTCCTTCCTGAGTTCAGCATAATATTTTGGATGATACCAAACCATTAATTCAATTTCTGTCTTTGCTTGTGCTCTTGTTTTAACCAGTCAAAAAATTTCTGACAGTCGTCAAGGTACCATTGCGGGAGCTTCGCGTGGTCCTCCAGGAACCACGGCAGCAGATCGCCGCGTTTAATTTTTCTAGTGTTTGCCATAAGCTACGTCTACGGTTGACCGGTCCCAGCATGCTCTGCAATCTTTGCATTCGTTGGACTGAGTCGGAGCTGGACAGCTCCGCGCTTCCGGGTTGGTGACTACTGAAGAGGTCCACGGCCACGCCTTGGGCGCTGGTCCGTCTACCTTAGATCCTGACAACCTAATGATTAAGTTGTCCGGGACTGTTGCCGGGTCCTCGGGCAGGTATTGCCGCTCTTGTGTTGGCAGCCAGTGATTAGTCTCAGGCGTTAACCTGCAAACTTCAAAAATATTTTTTAAATGTTGCGCGCTCTGGATGTCGCCGGAGTCGTGCCACCTGAACCAGGGCTGGCCCTGTACAAGTACCGCCATTGCTTCGACCCATTGCGGATGGTCCAGGCTGTTCAGTCTACGCTCGAGCGCTGCCCGTACATTTGAAAATCTATATCTACCCTTCATTGCATAACAACCAAAGCAGGGCGTCCCTTCAATTTTCCTAAGCTTCGCGCCTGTCTGGCAGTGCCAGGCGGGCAGGTTGTAAGCTGGTCCGGGCATCTTCGACGGCTTACTTAGGCCGCCAGTAATTTTTCTTGCTTCTTTTTTTAACATAATTAATTCTCCTATAAAATCTTATACTGTAAGCTTGCGAGCTTGTCAACTGGTCCTGAAGCTTGAGAGCTTGAAGACTTGACGCTTGCAGCTTGAACCTCTATGGGCGGGCCCACCCTGGGCCCGCTTGCGCGTTTACTGTTCAACAGGTAACCAGCTATCATTCCGGAATACTTTCAGGATCTCATTAGTGTATATGCTGCCGGTCTCATCGAATAGGCCAATCTCGGACCCTTTAACGTTGACCAATATGGTCGTGCGGATCCCGCGGCCCTGGACCGGGCTCTCCATCACAACGCCAGACACTGGCGGC